ACGAATCACCAGCAGAAAAGTTTAAACAATTAAATAATGAATTATTAGAATTACAGCTTACTCTTGGATCAAAACTAACCCCTGCTTTGGCAGACGGAGCAGTAGCATTAGCCTCATTAGTGGAGGGCTTTACAAATTTCATTGATAGTGAACAGGGACAAGTTGCTTTGATTATTACAGGTGTTGTTCTTGCTACTAAAGCTTTAGGGGCAGCGATTGCTTTTGCAACTCCTTTTGTTATTGCTTTAAAAACTAATCTTGCAACTATGGCTATTGCTGCTGCTGCTGCAAATGGAAAATTGGGAGCTAGTGCAACATTATCTTTTGCTGCTGCTGGTGGATTTACAAAAGCGGCTATCGCTGCAAGAGGTTTAAAAATTGCACTTGCAAAATTGGGTATAGGTTTAGTTGTGATTGCTTTAGGCCAACTTGCAGCAAACTTGATGGCTGCGAGAAATGCACAAAAACAATTAAATGACATCATTGAAAAAGGAAGCATAGCAGACATAAAAGAGCAAATTGAAAAGGCAAATGAAAGTATAGATAAATTTAAAAAAAATATTGAAAAATTTGAGAAGAAAGGTTTTAAAGCATTAGCAAAAGGTGAACTTGAAAAGATAGAAAAGGCAAAAATTTTAATTGGAGATTTAGAAAAAGCATTAGAAAAAGCACAGGCTAGAGCTTTAACTAAAGAATTTGAAAAAACCAAAAAAGCCTTAGAAGAAAAAAATAAAGAACTTCTAAAAACCGTAGAAAGAACAAAAATTGCTACTAAGGAAGGCAAAAAACAATTTGACCAAGAACAAAGAAGAATAGAACTGACAGAAAAGTATGGCGAAGAATTAGCAAATATAATTTTAAAGTTGGAAAAAGAAAATGAAAAACTTGAAGAGGGTGCAGAAAAGATTAAGAAAAAACAAGAAGAAACTGACAAATTAAAAGAAAAAATGGCTGCTGTGGGTGAAGAAATTGAATCAAGTATTAAGAATAATCTTAGGGACGCTATTACTGGAGCAAAAACATTTGGAGAGGCTATGACCAATGTATTAAACCGTATTAGAGATAAAATTATTGATGCTCAAATAGACAAGCTTTTAGGTCAATTTGGAGAGAACTTTGGTAAAGGTAAAGACGGAGGAAAAGGTCTTGGAGGATTTCTTGGTGGTATTCTTGGAGGTCTTTTTGCTGATGGTGGTAGGCCACCAGTAGGCAAAGCATCAGTTGTAGGTGAAAGAGGGCCAGAATTATTTGTTCCAAAAGTTGCTGGTACAATTTTTCCAAACAATAAATTAGGAGGCGGAGACAGTATTACAAATATTGTTAATGTGTCAGTAGATGCCTCTGGTAGCTCAGTTGAAGGTGATAATGCAACTTCACAGGAGCTTGGTCAAACTATTGCTCTTGTAGTCCAAGAAACACTTGTCAGAGAAAAACGTAACGGAGGTTTATTAGCATAATGGCAACTTTTCCTAACATCAGCCCTGCATTTGGCGAAACTCAAACTATAGAACAAGATAATATTGTTGTAAAACTTGGTGATGGTTATGAGCAAAGAATAGTAAGAGGACTTGCAGCGAACAAGAGATACCATCAAGTAAGTTTGGTTTTTAATATTTCACAAACAGACGCAGATACAATAAATACTTTTCTCAATGCACGTTTTGATGATCAGGATGCGTTTCAGTACACAATAGGAGGAGAATCATCTGCTAGGAATTTTATTTGTACTCGTAGATCAAGTTCAATTCCTCTTAATGCAAGAGTAACAATGAATTTAACTTTTAAAGAAGTATTTGAACCGTAATGGCTATACCACATTCAGAATTACAAAAAATTAATCCAAATTCAATAATTGAACTTTTTGAACTGGAGCTTGTAGAGGGTTTGCATTATGCAACAGGAAATCCATCTAATGTTCCGACAATTTACAGATTTCATGCTGGAACAAATATTGATAGTTATGCCAATATTGTTTGGCAGTCAAATACTTATGAAAGATTTCCAGTTGTTGCCTCTGGATATGAATATACTGGCAAAGGACAAATCCCAAGACCACAATTAATTATGAGTAATTTAGGTGGTATTACAAGATTAGGGTCTGTAATTCGAGTAACGGATTTATTAGCCTCAGTAAATTTAGTAACTCCACACAATGATTTATTAGATGCAAAACTTACAAGAAGAACCTTAACTGCTGATGCTTTAGATGCTTCTAATTTTAGCGGTGGTACTAACCCATTTGGTACACCAAGTTCAAATGAATTTCCAAAAGAGATTTATTTTATAGACAGAAAAATACAAGAAAGCAGGGATGCTGTACAGTTTGAGTTAGTTAACAGGCTCGATATGCAAAATAAAAGAATACCAGCAAGACAAGTGACAAGAAAAGATTTTGAAGGTGTGGGAACTTTTGTAAATTAATGAATGAATATTGTAAAAAACAAGCTATTGCTCATGCAAAAGAAGAGCAACCAAATGAATCTTGTGGTTTGTTTTTAAAAACAGAAAAAGGATATGAATATTTTAGATGTGAAAATGTTGCCCATGAATTTGAAACAAATACTTTTGTTATTAATCCTTTTGATTA